TGATGGCGTGCGACAAGACGCAGTGGAAGGGGCGTCGGTCGTACATCGAGCAGGAGAACCGGAGGCGCTTAGGCGCGAGCCGGGGCGAGTTTACGGCAGCAGTTGCCAGTGAGGAACGGGATCTTCGCGCCGCCGGCGTGCTGGACCCGGACAAGTCCTTGCTGGTCAACGACGCCGACTAACTCGCGAGCGCATCCCCTGGCGGGGAGCACGCCTCCGAAAGGTTCGGGTCCTTGACCCCCACTTTTCGGAGGCGTTTCTCATGGCTTCGACGTTCCACCCCGTGTGCCAGCCCGGCTCGCCGCAGCCGGTCGTTCGGCACTTCCCGGTCGACACGTCCGCGACCTTCACCGCTGGCGCGCTGGTGTATTTCGACACCGGCGATCAGCTGCTGAAGGAATGCGGCGCCGATCCGTCGCTCATCCTGGGTGTCGCCCGCTGCAGCGTCGCGGATCGCGCCATCAATCCCCAGTCCCTCATCCCGGTCGACGTCATCGAGCCCACGCAGTCGTGGACGATGTCGAGCGCGACCACCCCGGCCGACACCCACCTGATGACCGCCTACGGCGTCGTGAAGACGTCGGGCTACTGGAAGGTGGACACGACCGACACGTCCAACACGCGCCTGGTGGTCACGGGGTACTCGCCCCGCGCCGGCCAGCAGGGGCCGGAGCACTTCGTCGTGAAGTTCACGGCGGCCAACCTGCAGGGCGACGCCGTCGCCAGCTAAGGAGACTCCCCCATGACGATGAACCGTGGCGGATTCTCCGCGCTGCTGGCGCCGGGCTTCCGCAAGATCTGGGTCGACGCCGTCGACTTCAAGGAACAGCCGCTGATCGGGCGCAAGCTCGTCAACGTGAAGACCTCCAAGCGCGCCTACGAAGAGGAGCGCGACGTGGCGGGTCTCGGCACCCTGGCCGCCAAGACCGAGGGCGGCCCGGTCAACTACCAGGACGCGCAGGACGGCTCGACCAAGCGCTACACCCATGAGGCCTACGGGCTCGGGTTCCGCGTGACGGAAGAGATGTACGAGGACGATCTCTATGGCGTGTTCGGCGCCAAGATGACGCGTCACCTCGCGCGCTCGGCCCGCAACAACATGGAGCTGGTGATGCACGCGCCGTACAACAACGCGTTCTCGACGAGCTACGTCGGGTTCCGTTCCGGCGAGTCGCTCTGCTCCACCACGCACACCACCATCCGCGGCGCGTCGTTCTCGAACCGCTCGGACGTGGACTTCTCGCTGCTCGCGCTGCAGGGCGCCCTCGAGCACTTCGAGACCCTGACGGACGAGGCCGGGATGCCGGCGATGTTCACCCCGGACATGGTGCTGCACACCGTGGCCGACAAGTGGATCGTCCACCAGGTGCTGAAGAGCCAGTTCCTGCCGGGCGGGAACCAGAACGACATCAACGTGGTCGCCGGCGAGGGGCTCCGCCCCGTGCAGTCGCGCTTCCTGACCGACACAGACAGCTGGTTCGTGATCGCCAAGGAGCACGACGTGAACTACTACGAGCGCCGCGCGCTCCGCTTCAGCAACACCGACGACTTCGACACGGGCGACGCCAAGTACAAGGCGACCATCCGTCACACGTCGGGCTTCGGCAAGTGGCAGGGCATCTGGGGGAGCGCCGGAGCGTAGTAAGTGTAGAGGTTACAACGACTTACGAGGTTTTGGCGACATGAACGCAACACACTGCAAGCGGTGTGAAACTGAGTTGGTGGCCTCTCCGGGGGCCACCAATCAAGCGTACTGCGGCACGGTGTGTCGTGAGGAAGCCCTCGAGGCGTCGCCACTTCGGACGTCCCCGTCTCACGAACTATTCGAGCGGCAGCATCAGGAGTGTGTCGCTCTCAATCGGCGCGGCACGGCTGCGCTGGAGGAGTAACATGGCACTGTCCAGCAACGACCTGGGGACGATCAACGCGTGGCCGCAGCGTTTTGTCCCCCAGAACAAGCCGTCGATCGTGACCACGGACAAGAGCACCGTGCGCGCGACCCCGACGGTCATCCTCAAGGAGACGTGGACGAACGTCTCGACGATCGACGCGGACGGGTTGGTGACGTCGGTGGCCGGGCGCGCGAGCGCTGGCACGGCAGACCTGACGCTCAACGGGGCGCTGGTCACCTCGGGCGTCGGTGTTTTCTCGCCGCCGCGTGCGGTGACGGTCACGGTCACGCACGGATCGAGCATCGTGGCCGAGACCTTCCTGGTCACGGGCAAGGACGTCTACGGCAAGACGATCAGCGAGACGCTGACCATCACCGCCACCGGCACGTCCAAGACCGCCACCTCCCTGCAGGCCTTCAAGCGCATCACGTCGATCGGGGAAACCTCGGCGGCGGATGCCTCGGCCAACACGATCACGATCGGGGACTCCAAGGTTCTCGGGTTCAGCTTCAAGTGCTCGAGCGTGGTGACGGTGGCCGAGGAATTGAACGGCGCCGCCGCGACCGCTGGCACTGTGGTGGCCGCCTCGACGACCGCGGGGAATGACTACCGCGGCACGTACACCCCCAACGGGACGCCGAACGGCACGAACGACTGGGCGGTGTGGTTCCTGTCGGACGACCCTGTGACGGTGGGGTAACCTGCCATGTCCCAGAACAACATCGAAGGCGAGTTCACGGTGACTGGGGACGGGGAGGTCGTGCTGACGACCGCCCCGTTTCCGGTGGTGGGGACGGTGACGATCGATTTCAACGTCGCCTCCCTGTCCGCCGACGTGGTGCCCAAGATCCGCGGGCGCAACGCCGGGGCCGTCTCCGCCAAGGGCTGCATCTACCAGCGGTCCAATTCCAACACGGACATTGCCGCCGACGTGCCGCTCGACGACACGACGGACGGGATCTACTACGTCCGCCTGGACGGGACCAGGCTGAGCCTCGTCACGACGAACTACGTGTCGGGCTCGGCCAGCGGGACCTGGAGCTGGTCGCAGGGCTAACCCATGGGGTTCTCCTTCAGCCGCGTGTCGGTCCTGCCGCGCAGCACGACGACGCCGGTGCAGACGCCGACGCCGCCCGTGCTGCCGCTCCTGTCCGTCTCCCCGCCCACGTTCGCCCTCACGGTGAACGAGGGGACCGGGGGGACAGCCGTGCGCGTGCTGCTCGCCTCGACCGCCAATGGGGTGCCGATCGGCGCCGTGTCGGTCGGGACGATCACGGGCACCGGCGCCAGCCGCATCACCACGCAGGTCACCGGCAACAGCATCACGGTCACCGCGACCGAGGGGGTGCTCGCGGCCGGGGACTACACGATCAACGTCCCGATCTCCTCGGTGGGGACGACCAACTCCCCGCAGGTGGTGACGGGGACCTTGACGGTGGTCGCGGCTTCGCCGGCGACGACGGTCATCGCCGCCTCGCTCGAGCCGCTGTACAGCACGCCCGGCCCCGGGTTGCTGCAGGCGCGGCCCTGGCCGATGCGGCAGGGCGACTGCACCGCGGCGACGATCGCGGCGCGGAAGCCGAGCGTCTTCGTGAACGGGGTGGAGCAGCGCGTCTATGCCGAGCCGTTGCCGGGGCTGCACCCGGACGGATCGTATCGCGCGCTCTGGATCCCCTTCTACATCGACGTGCCGTCCTCAACGCCGATGCCGGCCGAGGTCCACCTCGACCGGGTGCGCCAGACGGCCGACATCAGCAAGCCGGCGGTGTCGCCGTCCACCTTCTGGGTGACGCGTCCCGCGGAGTCGTGGGGGGTGGATGCCGACCCGACGCTGGCCTTGGTGCCGACGGACATCCAGTACCTGTGCGACGCGGATATCACGTTCCAGCCGCTCCTGCCGGCGGCGGACCAGGATGCAGTGGAGACCGCGCGCCTCGACACATTCTTCAGCCAACGCCTCACGGCGCTCAAGGCGGAGAACGACCCGCTCGATCGCACGGTCAGCGCGGTGCGCCTGTACCAGGCGACCTACGAAAGCTCCCTGGCGATGCTGGCGTCGTGGTGCCGCACCGGCAACCTGAACCACTACGCGGACGCGCTGAGCTTTGGCTACCGCCTGCTCGAGTACACCAACAACGCGACGAACGCGGCCAAACCGAGCCCCTCGACCAACGTGTTCGGGGAGTCGCGGATGGCGAGCACGGACGGCAACATCGCGGAGCCGTTCTCGCTGCGCTACCTGAGCTACGCGGCCTGCTGGCAGGTGAGTGGCTACACGCCGTTCTTCGCGGCGGTGAACGGGCAGCACATGAACCAGAACTACTCCGGCCGAGCGACCGCCGCTGGGGCGAATGTCATCAACAACCTCCCGACGGGGGGCTACATCAACTCTGTGTATCTGCCCCGATTCAACATGGTGCGGATGTGGTCGCACCTGGTCGCCTACGCGATCGGGGCCAATCGCCGGCAGAGCACGCAGAGCGGGTTCGGCAATCGGGACATGAACTTCCCGGTGGAGTTGCCACTCATCATCGGGGCCCTGATCAACGCCCAGTACGCCAAGGGAGACTACCGCGATGGCTTGACGGGGTGCTCTCCGAATGGCACGGACGGCATCGCCAACGGAGGCACGGGGACCGGCGCGGTCCCCAACTTCCAGCTCAACTACGTCAACGCCTTGTACATGTTCTACGAGCGGGAGGTGCATGCCGACTCCCGCATCCCCGCGCTCATCAAGGCGAACACGGACGTGATCGCGGCGAACTCCAAGCCGCTGACCGTCGGCGCGCGCGGGTACGGCTACACGGATAGCCAGTACGGGACGACCTACTGGGCCAACCCCACAACGGCAGGCCAGCCGGCGTCGGACTACCTCGGCTACTCAATGGGGTCGTTCGCGTACTGCGCGGCACGCTACCCCAATACGGTCTCCAATGGGGCGACCTATGAGGTGTGGTATCAGCGGGCGGTCGACTTCAAGAACGCTGGCTACACCACCTCTACACTCAAGAGCGACTGGGACCAGTTCGTCCGCGGGATGAAGATCCTGGGCGAGAGCTCAGGCTTCCAGCAGGCGGGCCCGTACCACATCCGCCACGGGGTGCCGACGGGCGCGCCGCAGATCAATACCCTGGCTGTGCCAACCGCCTGGCCTCTCGTCTAATGGCAATCACGCATGTCGCCTACGGGTCTGGATCGACGACCGCCACCTCGCCCGCGACCCCCGCATATCCCGCCGGGTTGGCGTCCGGCGATTTGCTGGTCCTGCACACCGTGGTGCGCGAAAGCGCCGCGTCTACGACGGTCGCCACCCCGTCTGGATGGGATGCACGGGGCGTCGTGTTCGGAGGGGCGGGGGCGGAAGGGGCCGATACCGGGAATGCACGCGTTGCGGTGTTTACCAAAGAAGCCACCGGGTCAGAATCGGGCACGCTGTCGGTGACGGCATCTGGTGGCACGCTGAGCGTACTCGCCGCGCGCATGTCTGCGTTTCGGAAGGGGTCGGGGTCATGGGATATCGCCCACGCGACCGCCACAGACAATGCGGGCGGGGCCGCCTCTCTGTCGTTTACGTATGGCAGTGATCCGGGTTTGACGGCGGGCGACGTCGCGGTCGTGTGTGTCGGTGTCAATACCGATCTGTATACCTACAGCGGACATGCGTTGACGGCCTCTGGCATCACCGAGGGCACCGTCACGGTGCATTACGCCAACTCGACCTCCACGGGCAACGACTTGGCGTACTCGATCATTTCGCACGCCATCGCGTCGGGGACGTCATCGGGGGTGCCATCGGTCGCGATCACCGCGAGCGGGAGCGCCGCCAGCAGTCCGGCCGGCGCGTCGGTCCTCCTCCGGTTACGAGAAGTGGCGAGCGGGGGATCCTCGATCGCCGTCATCAGCTCGCACCTCGGCCTCCACAGTATCACCCGGTAATGACCCATGGCGCTTTGCGGATACCTCAAGCAGTCGACGGCGGCCACGATCACGATCGGGCCGTTCCAGGACTCCACGGACGGCAACACGGACGAGACCGCCCTCACGCTCACGCAGGCCGACATCCGCCTGTCGAAGAACGACGGCGCGTTCGCCCAGAAGAACGAGGCGACGTCCGCGACGCACAAGGAACTGGGCTACTACACCTGCAGCCTGAACACGACCGACACCAACACCGCCGGGATCCTGACGGTGGCGGTGCATGAGACGGGCGCGCTGTCGGTGCGGCAGGACTACCTCGTCCTCCCGGCCAACATCTACGACAGCTGGTTCGCCTCGGATTACCAGCAGGTCGACGTGGTGCAGGTGAGCGGCGCGACGGAGCAGCTGACGGGCTTCGCCAAGGGGGTGGCCGTCACCAAGTTCATGGTCTACATGGAGCTCACCGCTGGCGGCCCCGCGACGGGGAAGACGCTGACGGTCCAGGTGGCCAAGGACGGCGGGGCGTTCGCCACGACCGCGGACTCCGCGACCGAGATCTCGGGTGGGTGGTACGAGTTCGACCTCTCGGGCACCGAGATGAACGCCAACTTCGTGGCCATCAAGATCACGGCGACGAGCACCAACCAGCGCAACATCCTGATCCGCACCACGGACTGAGGAGCGCCGATGCAACCAATGGCAGGGGTGATCGATTACGGCCGGGCCTTCTCCCTCTTCTCGTTCGCCGCGGGGCTCGCGGTGATGCACGCGAGCGGGGAAGGCACGATCGCCTCCGACGCCGTGACGGATCGTCGGCGCCGGGTGGCCTCGGCCTCGCCGTTCATCGGGATCGGGTTCGTCCCGGATTGGGGCATCCCGTCCCCGCGGACGCCGTAGATGAGCGTCACGTTCCTGACGGCCCAGACGGAGTTGCGCGCGGCGTTGGGGAATCCCTCGACGACGGGCGCCGCCTCGGCCGCCAATCTCAAGGGGGTCCTCAACGACGCCCTGCTCGAGCTGGTCGACAAGTTCCGCCATCTGCGGGGCGAGTCGGCGCAGACGATCACGACCGTGGCCGGCACGGCGACCTATGCGCTCGGGAGCACGGTCGAGGCGGTGCTCTACGTCTGGGACAACACGTCCGGGATGAGGGGGCGCCGCATCCACAAGATGCTGGAGGACGACCTGCCGCGCACGAAGCCGGGGCTCTCCGGGCGGCCGACGCACTACTACCGGAGCGGGACGAGCCTGCTGCTCTACCCCACGCCGGATGCGGTCTACACCCTGAGCGCGATCTGCCGGGTGACCCCGACGGCGCTGTCGGCCGACGGGGATCTCTTCCCGCTGCCCGATACGTGGAAGCCGGCGTGGCTGCGGCTGGCGCGGCACTACTACTACGACGGGCCGGGCAAAGACCCCGCGAAGGCGCGCGAGGCGTACGCCAGCTACCAGGTGTTCATCAACGATAAACCCACGACCGCCGAAGAGGAGTCGGTGGACCAGGTCATGGGGGTCGATCTCGGCTACGCCACATCGGGCGGCCGGGTACGGACGGATTGGGACTCGGAGGACTGATGCTCGGAACGGTGAAAGCCGCCCTGATTGGGGCAGGCGTCATGGATGGCGCGATTGCCGTCGTGGCGCTCCTGCAGAATACGACGCCCGACGCCCCCTCCTGGGTGGGCGGTGGCGTCTCAGGCGCCACCGTGAGCGTCGCGCTCTGGTGGGTCTACAAGGAGAAGGTCGACCGCCACGACAAGGTGCTCGACACCAAGGCCGACGCCAAGGATCTCGTCCCGCTCAAGGAAGCGGTGGATGAGATCCAGGCGAACGTCCGCATGCTGGTCAACCGGGCGATGGAGAAGTAGCCATGGCACGCACGCGCGTCTGGGCCACCGAGGAAGCGAGCTACACCGACGCCACACTGGCGACGTCCATCGACAACAAGGGGACGGATCTGCGCGCCGACGTGCGCGAGGTGGTCAACCAGCTGATCGGGGTGTCGGAAGGCACGGCGCTCGCGGACCCGGTGGTCGCGACCGGCGGGGCCACGCTCGCGGATGTCTACGCGCTGCGCGCCACGCAGACGTACAAGCTGTGCGTCCCCTGGCAGAGCTTCCACTGGGGCTTCGAGTTCCTGAACGCGAACGCCGCCGTGACGCAGCGCATGTTCCTCAAGGGGGGGACGAACGACACCAACCTGCAGATCGGCGCCGACTCGGCGTATCTGCAGGTGCTCGACCCCACGGGACTCGGAGCCGCGCAGACGATCAAGGTGGCCGGCTCGTACGGCCTGCTGCTCCCTGTCGGGGCGTCCGTCACGGCGCTCTCGGCGGAGTTCTACCGCAACGCCGGGGGCGAGCAGGTCACCGTCGCATTGGTGTCGCATTCGGCCACGACGGCCGGGGGCTCGACCACGGTGGCGACCGCCACCTCGACGGGGTCGACGACGGGAAGCCTGCAGTCGGTGGCCATCGCCTCGGGACTCCCGCTGGTGCTGGCCACGGACACGTTCTACCGCATCGAGCTGTCGATCACCGGCTCCGCCAACAACACGCAGCAGCGCCTCTACGGGGTCCGCGTGACCTACACGTCGCCTAACGCCAACGTCCGCATCTGATGGCGCGCGCGATCCGGGGGGTCCGCGACATGCCGCAGTACCTCCCGCCCGAGCAGATCGGCGCGGGGGTGGACGGCGCGCAGGCGCAGGCGCAGTGGGTGCCGTTCTGCTTCCCGCCGCAGGGGATGAACTGCACGGACACCCCGGCCACGGTCCCCATGGCGCAGCCGCGCTGGGCGTTCAACCTCGTCCCCGATGGGGGGATGTGGAAGACCCGGTATGGCACCGCCTTCGTCGGCTCGGGCACGGGCTACGTGGCGGAATCCACGCAGACGATCGTCTACGCGCGGCATGTCATCGACTCCAACGGGGTCGAGTGGACGGTGCGCTGGTCGACGGTCGGCGTGGACGTGCTGGTCGGCAACGTTTGGACCGCCTGCACGGGGCCGACGCTCGCGATGAACCAGTACTCCCATGTCGCCATGACGGGGTGGGCGGGGAAGATCATCTTCTCCGACGGGCAGACGGGGATGTACGCGCTCGACTTCTCGTCGCTGACCTACAGCGCGATCTCGGGGGCGCCCTCCGCCCAGCACCTCACGATGTTCAACCGCCGCGTCATCGCGTCGGTCCCGGACAGCTCGCGCGTGCAGTGGTGCGTGGCGGGCGACTACACGGACTGGACGTCGACCAACCTCGGCGCCGGCTACGAGGACCTGCTGTCGGCCCCGGATGGGGGCATGGACAGCCAGACGGCCGTCATCCCGGTGTCGGACGAGGTGGCGTACCTGGTGCGCTCCAACTCCCTCTGGCAGATGGAGCCGACGCGCAACCTCGAGGCGCCGTTCGCGTTCTCGCGCGTGGTCGCCAACCTCGGCACGCGCTGGGCGGCGACCTGCTGCGCGGTCCCCGGGGGCGTGGCGTTCATGTCGGACAACGGGGTGTACATGCTGCGCGGCGGGCAGGTCGAGGACCTCACGCCGCCCATTCGCCGCGTCTTCGTCAACGCCGAGCAGAAGATGCTGCGCTCGGCCACGATGTGCTACGATCAGGTGGCGGAGGGATTGCGGCTGGCGGGTGATTTCCCGATCGAGAGTGGGGTGCCGGGCGCCTCGGCGGTCAATTTCGTGCTGCGCTGGCACTTCCGGATCGGGGGCGGGTGGACGGCGGACTCCTTCGCGGACAGCCAGGACGTGCGCGCCGTCAGTTCCACGCTCAACATGCGCCGCCGCCTGTCGATCGGGGAACTCACGGGCACCATCGGGAGCCTGACCGGGGTGATCGGGGATCTCGGCGTGTCCCAGTACCAGTCGGGCATCCTGTACGTCATGTCGGACCCGGCGCGCGGCACTAACTGGGTGGCACGCGAGGCGCCGGAGTACGGCAGTGACACGCTGTACGACACGCGTGGCGATGGGCTCGCGGTTGGCATCAGTGCGGTGCTCGCCTCTGGCGCGGCGGTCCCGGGCGGCGGGTTTGAGGCGACCATCGGTCGGACGATCGTGACGGTACGGGCGGGGGACACCGGGCAGACGTTGTCCATCCGCCTCTGGATGTACACGGATGACCGGGGATCCTTCGATCCTCCGGCCCTGCCGCCCTCCATCAGCACGACGTCCCTGTTCAACAAGGACGTGCCGGTGATCCTCGACGAGATCCGATCGGGGTGGCGTCCCCGGGTCGCGCTGGTCATGCTCGCCAGCGTGGCGCTGGAGATCTCGGACCTGCGGCTCCGTTACACGCCGGGGTCGGCGGCCACCTGGGTCACGGGGTAGCGCATGGCCACCTTCGACCGTCAGCCGGCGCGCGTTGGCACCACGATGGTCGAGTCGGTGCGCCGCCTCACGCGGAGCGCCCTCGATGCCCCGGAACGCCGGAACTACCGCTTCATCTCGGCGGCCACGACGCTCGACGTGTCGGACGACAACGTCTTCTGCGACGGCACGTCCCCGTACACGGTGACCTTGCCGTCGGCTGGCGTGATGACGGGGCGCCTGGTCTGTCTCAAGCGATGGACCGGGGCGAGCACGATCACAGTTGAAGGCAGTGGTGGCCAGACTTTCGACGATGGGGATGTCAGCCTCTCCATCACATCGGATGCTCCCGTCTGGTTGCAGGCGGTGCAGCGCCCCGACGAGTCACTCGGCTGGATGGTAGCGGTGGCCTCCACACCCAGTGGCGCCACGGGGGCGCCGGACAACGCGACCTACATCGTACAGACCCCGGATGTCGGCCTGAGCGCGGAGCAAGCGCTGTCCTTGCTGACGACGGGCCTGCTGAAGGTCACGACTGGGACCGGGACGCTTTCCACGGCGGTGGCCGATACAGACTATGCCGCGGCAGTCCACGCACCGCGGCACAAAAGCGGAGGGGCGGACGAGATTCTTCTGCATGAACTCGGAGATCCGGCTGCCTCCGTGGAGTTCGCGCAGCAGCAAGCGTTGCAGTTCGTGGTCGAAAACCGTACCTCTGATCCCGGTTCTCCGGTATCAGGACAACTTTGGCTCCGCACCGACCTCTGAGGCATTATGGCAATTGGATCAATTGGCGTCCGCACTTCGAACCTCACGATCACGCAGGCGTGCTTGGAGATTCGCACGACCGCTGCGGTGCGCGCCACGCTGCTGGAGCTGAGCATCGTGCAGGCGACCGGCACCGCGCAGTCGCTCGGCTTCGGCCGGCCGCAGGCGATTGGCGTCACGCCGGGCACGACCTCTACGTTCATCCGTGACGAGCCGGGGGCGCCGGTGTGCGTGACGACCACAGCGCTGACGTGGGGCACCTCGCCCACGGTCCCGCTGGTGTTCGCCCGCCGCTGGAACTCGGCCGCGACGATTGGGGTGGGTGTGATCTGGACGTTCCCGCGCGGGTTCGTGATCCCCGTCTCCTCGTCTGCGGTGGTGTGGAACATCACGACCGCGCTGGCGAGTGACATCAACGTCGCCATCGACGAGTAATGCAGCCCGCATCCGAGATCGCCTATCTCACGCTGCGCCTCCACGACTCCGGTGCGCTGAGCATCGAAGGCAACGTGGGGGACGTGCATCTCGCGACCGGGATGCTCGATGCCGCGCGTGCGGCGGTCGGGAGCCGGCTGGGGCGTCCGTCGATCTTGGAGCCGCACGGGGCAGGGTTGGTCATCCCCGCACGCGATGTCACGGTCTCCGCGAACGAGCGCATCTACCCGCTCGTGGCAGTCGGGGATCGTCCATGAGCGGGTTCATCGGCGGCGCGTTGCCTGTCAACCTTATCGCCAAGGACGACCTGCGGCTGTGGAGGATGGACAAAAAAGAGTTGGGCGCGCTCTTCGCCGATGTGTGGGCGGCCGCTCCCTCGGTCTTCATGTCGGAGTATTGGCCCCGCAGTGGGTTCATGGGCGGCGGCGGGGCCGATGTCGCGATGCTCCAATCGGTTGCGTGGGGATGGTACGACCAGGCGGCTGGCGCCGCGTCGCGGTTCGGGTTTGTCGGGGTGACGCGTGACAGCTTAGGCTCCCCGATCGGCGGATGCACGGTGCTGTTGTTCCGCACGAGTGACAACGTGTTGCAAGACACCACGACGTCTGACGCGGACGGCAGGTTCCTGCTCAATACCGCGTACTACCCGGACGCGCACTTTCTGGTGGTGCGGAAGACGGGCACGCCGAATGTGTCCGGGGCGACGGACGGGACGCAGGTCGCCACATGATTGATCTTGTCGCCCGCGCGACCGATGGGGCCTCTGGCCCGCACGACGTGGAGAGCAACGCGCCGTATCGCACGGTGCTCGCCGTCTTCGCGTTCGCCGCGACAGGGGCATGGGGCGCGCAGGACGTGTTCGCCCGTCCCGACGTCAACGTGGCGCCAACAGTGGCTGGCGCGCCGGCGTTCCCGACGCAATACAGCGGGTTCCGCCTGTTCGATAACGGGGTCGCGTCTGATTTGTGCCTCGTCGCGCTCGCGGACGCCCCGGCTGGGCCACAACTGCGGCTCCGCAAGGGCGCGACCACGTACGCGGTCTACCTCGTCGAGACAACGGATGGGCAGGCAAGTCCAGTCCGGGTGCGGCTGAGTACAGGCACGAAAGCGATCCGCTGGAAGACCTAACATGAGAGACCTGCAGGGAGTGTTTGGCGCGCCCACCTCGGATGGCCACATTTCGGCCATGCCCGCCTACGTGATCCGCGACCTGCAGCTGTCGCCCGCGAAGCTTGAGCACCTCTGGCGCACCTTGGAAGGGCGCCCCTCGGAGTTCTCCGCCTTCGAAGCCCCGGATCCCGAGGCCTTTCAGGCGGCGATGTTCGATGGGTCGGTGCTCTGGTTCGAGATCATCGATACGGAGCGACCTGAGGGACCGGATGAAGCGCGGGCTCTTATCGCGTTGACATTGCAGGAGATGGACCCGAACGCCACGGTGTCGATGACCCTCCTCGACCGGCGCGGGCCCGACAAGATCGGGGTGCTGCGCCAGTTCGTGAAGTCCCTGTTCGACCGCTTCCCGCTGCACCGGGTGTCGATCGACGTGCCGCGCGTGCATTTCGCGCTGCGCCGCCTGATCGAGCACACGGGCTTCCTCTACGAGGGGAAGCGCCGGGACGGGGTGCGGCTCAAGTCTCAGTGGGTCACGGTGAATTGCTACGGCGTCTTGCGACGCGAGGTGGACGCATGGCACTGACGTTCAAGAGCGTGTTCAAGGGGGCCGGCAAGGTCCTGAAGAAGGCGGCCCCGGTGATCGGGGGTGTCCTCGGCGGCATCGCGGGCGGGCCCGGCGGCGCCGCCATCGGCAGCGCGCTCGGCGGGGCGATCTCGGGCGGCAGCAACAACAAGGTCAAGAACTACGACGCCATCCCGTCGGACGTGACCGGGCTGCGGAAACAGACCGCATCCTGGCTCGGCAACAACATGAACGACCTGAAGCAGACGCCGGCCACGTCTGCCACGCCGACGTTCGAACGCACGGCCAATGTCGCGACGCCGGGCATGAACCAGCTCGAGCGCGCGCAGTCCGGGCAGGACGCCAATCCCTACGGGCGGTATCGCGGGCTCGAGAACGTCAACACGCAGCAGACCACCGCCTCCACGCGCTCGGGGAACATCCTCGACCAGTTGATGGCGGTGAACGGCGGCACGGATCCCCGGGTCGCCCAGATCCTGCTGAGCGGCGGGGGTGGTGTCAGCGCGGGGAAGATCGCGGGGCTCACCGAGGGGCAGCAGTCCGTCTCGGACCTCGCGACGCAGGGGTTCATGGATAAGATGCTCCAGCAGTACAACCCCTACTTCGAACAGGCGCGCCAGAAGGCGCTGGCGCAGGCCAAGGAGGCGTCGGGGAACCTGACGGGCTCCGGCTTCGCCAATGCGCTGGGCACGTCGACCAACGAGTCGATCGCCCAGCAGCAGGCGCAGCTCGCCCAGCTGGCGCAGTTCGGGATCTCGCAGGAGATGGCGCGCCAGCAGGGGCTGGCGGGCTTCGAAAACCAGCGCAACATCGCGCAGGCGGGGAACGAGCTCTCCGCCTCGGCCGCGAACGCCGGCAACATGCTGCAGGGGGCGCTGGGCTACGGGAACCTGAGCCAGAACGGGACCAACCAGCGGCTGCAGGCGCTGCTGGGCGCCGGGAGCCTCGACCTGAACAACCGCACGCTCGACTCCAACGAGCAGCAGCGGAACATGGGCTACGACCTGGAGAAGTGGAAGACGCTCGCGGGGTTGCAGCAGAACGACGCGCAGTCGCAGGCGCAGCGCGACCAGCAGACCAACCTCTTCAACGCCGGGGCGGCCAACGATCGCGAGCAGTTCGTGGCCAACCTCGCCGCGCAGCTGGGGATGAACAACCGGCAGCTGTCCTCGCAGGAGAACCAGTTCCTGGCGAGCCTGCTGCAGAACAACAACCAGTTCAACGCCGGCCAGACCAACGGCGTCAACAACTCCAACGCGCAGCGCATCGCCCAGCTGCTCGGCGGGATGACGTCGGCTGGGGTGGGGGTGCCGCAGCAGACGCAGGAGAAGGGCTTCCTCGACTCCCTGATCGGTGGCGTGTCGGGGGCCTTGCCGTACCTCTTCAAGAACAAGCAGGTCAGCGGGGGCTCGCCCTCGGTGGCGCCGATCGGGATGGACCGCATCGGGATGACGCCCGGCTCGACCGGGACCAGCATTCCGCAGCCGCCCACCACGATGTCGCTGCCGCCGGGCCTGTTCAGCTCGACCAGCTTTGCGGACCCGCGCATGCAGCCGATGGCGACGGGCTCGGCCACGGGGAGCCCCGGGGTGTCGGGTGGCGCGTCGTTCGCGCCTGGTGGGGCCTCCAACTGGATGCCGCCGACGTCCGGGCTGGCCTCGCGCTCGGATGGCTGGACGCCGGGGCAGGTGTCGGTGCCGGGGGCGTCGGGCGGGTCGCCGTTTGCGCCGGGGGGGGGCTCCGGGTGGACGCCGCCGGGGGTGCAGTCGGGCCTGCCGACGTTCAGTGGACAGGGCGGATTGCCGGGACTCCCGATGAACCCGTCGTCCGGGATGGCGACGGGTGGCTCGGGCCCGCAGAGCTGGCAGGGCGCCAGCGCGTCGGGGGGCCCCGGTCCTGGGCAGGACGCGCTGCAGCAGCTGCTGGCCTCCGGGGGGCGGCCGCCGCTGGGCGGGTTCCAGGCGGGCGGGATCCCCGGCCAGTCGTCGATCGCCCAGCAGCCGCAGGCGCTGCAGGGGTTGCTCGCATCGCTCAAGGGGATGGGCCAGTGGGGGCAGACGGGTGGGGGCCTGACGAACCGGGATACCTTCCTCTCGCAGCTGCCGATGCTGCGCGTGGCAGGCTAAGGAGGACCGATGATCCAGCAGATCCGCGGCAAGTGGGACTTCCTCGAGGGGATCGGGGGCCTGCTCGGCCAGTACGCGAACCTCCGCGAGGAGAAGCGCGTGAAGCAGAAGGGCGAGGCAGAGAACGCCGCCGACCGTCTCTTCAAGCTGGCCGAGGTGGGCGCCCTCCCCGAGGGGCTCGACGGCACGGCCACGCAGGCGTTGCAGCTGGCGGGGATCCAGCCGGATGCCCTGTTCTCGTACTCCAAGCGCAAGAAGCAGGACCTCGAGGCGGAGGCCAACCGTCGCCGGCTCGCGCTCGAGCAGCTGCAGTCGCAGGTCGAGGAGAACCGCGCGCAGGCCGATGCCGCGCGCGCGCTCGCCCGCCAGCGCGACGAGGTGAAGCCGCCCGTGACCAACGTCAAGGCCGCCGAGGATGCGGTCGAGCCGTTCGCCGCGGCGCGCATCCCGTTCGAGGAGGCGCTGCCCCAGATGCGCTCGCTCCCTACGTTCCAGGGGATCTCCGACGGGGTGCTCAAGGTCTACTACACGGCGGCCAAGCGGAAGCTCGAGGAGCAGGCGGCGCGGAAGAACGTGGGCTCCGGCACCGGGCAGAAGCCGATGGCGGCGCCGACGCAGCTCAACTACTGGCAGGACCTGACGCGCGATGCGGTGCAGGCAGCGTTCCAGCGCCTGACGCAGACGCCGGGCTTCCTCCAGCAGGAGCAGGACGACCAGGACTCGGCGCTCCTCTCGCTGGCGATCGACTTCGTGAACAAGAACCAGGACCCGCGCATCCGGGAGCAGTTCTCCAAGGGGCTGGGGCTGGCACACTTTCAGGCCGCGCTGCTCGGGGTCCGGAAGGCGAACCAGCCCAAGGCCGAGAAAGAGACGCCGGCGGAGCGCATGGCGAAGTTGCTCAACCCGCCACCGCAGGGCGCCACGGCAACGCCGGCGGGGAAGCCGCGCGCCGCGACCGTGGACGACGTGCGGGCCGCCATCGCCGCGCTCAAGACGACCGATGAAGCGAAGATCCGCCAGTGGTTGGTGCAGCGTGGCCTGACGCCTCCGGAGTGACCTGTGGGAATCTCCCTGCGTGACATGATCCAGCAGGCGTCGACCCCGCCGGGGCAGACGCCGGGATCCAAGAAGAAGACCGGACTCGCCGCCATGATCGAGGCGGCCGGTCAGCCCCCCGCCGAAGAGCCGGGGATGCTCGAGCGCGCCGGGCAGTTTGCCAAGTCTCTGGTGACCGACTTCCGGGGACTCAAGGACGTGGGCCGCGGTGCCGCCAACGTGGCCGCGGGTCTGCTCACCGCGCCCGGCGAGGGGCTCGCGCGCGTGGTGGGCGCCGCCCTGCCCAAGGAGCGCGGCCTGACGGACGTCATCACCGGGAAGACCCAGCCGCACAACTGGGCCATGGACGCCGCGGACGCGCTCAAGGGTCAGCGAGAAGCGGCCGCTGGTGCCGTCGGGGGGTACGAGACCCCGATCGGGCCGGCCGCGCAGATCGCGGGGAACCTGGCCACGTCCGTGATGGGGGGCGACCCACTCGCCACGGCCGCGGCGGCCGCCACGCCGGATGCCTCGACGCTGGCGCTGGTCGGGGATCTCCTGCAGAAGGTGTCGAACGGGAAGGGCGACGTGGCCGACCAGGCGGCGGCCCGCATCCAGCAGCTCGCCCAGTCGCCGGCTACGCGCGCGGCGGTCGAGTATGCCTTCGGGCGTCTCACCGCCGGGATGGCGTCGAAGGTCGCGGCCAAGCTGCGGGGGAAGGCGCCCAAGGGGCAGATGCCCGACCGGGTGGAGACCGACCCCACGAAGCTGCTGTCCGACGGCACCCCGCGCCCCGAGCTGGGGCCACCGATGCCGGGCTCGCGCCAGATCACGGACGGAACCAAGGCCACGCCGCTGCCGCAGATGCCGGATGGGGAGGCGATCGGCCCGGCGATCCCGATGAAGGGCCCGCGGCGCATGCTCAACGGCCCGATCCCGGAGGCGCGCAGGATCGGGGATGGCTCCCGTCTGCCGGCTACCGAAACGGGGCCACTGGGCCCTGCTGTGCCCATGCCCGGGATGGTGGTCGGAGAACCTGGCCCGCTCACAGGCCCGGCAATCCTCCGTGGCGGGGATGTCGGAGAACCGTCGGACGTCCTCAAGGTAATCCGTTCGAGCGGCCGCGATCGACGCACGATCGGAGAGATTGTGGCGAGCAACGCTGAAGCGCAGGCAGCGATGGAGCAGGCGGGCATCGACGCGCAGACGGTCGCGGCGCGGCAGCAGGGGCGCGCGCGCGTGGCCCCCGGCCTGCCGCCGGCGATGGGCGAGGTGCCGCCGAGCGGGAGCCTGGTCATGCCGCCGGCGGGGTACTCCACGCGCTCCGCGGCGGAGCAAAAAGCGCTGAGCGAGCTGCTCAATCCGGCCAAGGCGAAGCGGGCGAAGAAGGGGAGCCTGACCGACCCGGGCCGCGCCAACTTCTTCCCGGGCCCCGAGGCGCTCGCGTCGGTCGCCACCAAGCCGGCCGCGACCACGGCGATCGGCGGCACGATCGGCGCCATCCAGAACGACGACGACCGCCTGCAGGGCTTCATCCTGGGTGGCGCCGCGGGCTACGGCGTGGGTATCGGCCTGCGCGGGCTGTCGCGGGGGCTGGCGGCCCGCCGCATGCGCGAGTCACCCACGTTCCGCAACGCGCCGGCGCCGGTCAAGGCGATGTACGGCGTCGTCTCGGCGGCGATCGATCGTGGGGGCACCAAGGAGCTCGACGCCCTGGCCAAGGCCAAGGGGGATTGGAAGACGCGCTTCCGCATGTTCGCGGATGCGGTCGCGGATGCCGAACGCCCCATCGATCGCCTGAGTGACCGAGCCGTCGCGCTCGGGCTCAAGCCGTTGGACTCCGGGTCGGTCGCCGTGAACCGTGCGCTCGACGTGGACACGACGCTGCACCGCTTCTTCTACTCGAAGCCGATCGACCCGATGACCGGGCAGGACATCGGGGTGTCGTTCCGCGACGTGATGGAGCCGCTGGGCAATGACCTCGGGCAGATCAAGGAAGCGTGGGAGTATGCCGTCTCCCGCCGCATTGCCGACCGGGGCATCGACGCGTTCCTGGGGGACCAGGCACGCTACGATGCGTTCAAGGGGGTGGCCGACATCCTCGGCCAGAACCCCGTGTACACGGCGTTCGCGGATCGCCTGAACCAGTACACCGACGCGCTCGGCCGCTACGCCGTGTCCTCGGGATTGTGGACGGCGGACCAGTGGCAGGCGATGAAGGATGCCGACGCGCTCTACGTCCCGTTCCGGGACCTCGAGGCGTATGTGCAGCGCGGGCAGCAGCTCCGGCCGGGCTCACCCACCGCGCTCAACATCTCCAAAGGGATCCCCAAGTACGGCGCCAAAGACCCGGACTTCACCATCCGCGACCCGGCCAAGGCGCTGGTGGAGTACACCACCCGCATCATCCGCCGGGCCGACCAGGCGCGCGTGAACCGCACGCTGTTCGACATGGCCGATGCGCTGGGCCTCGAGGGGGAGTCGATCCTCACCACGCTCCCGGACACGGACCCGCGCATCCTGCACGCCAAGAACGCCGAGATGGCGCTCGCGGCGGCGGGCATGACGCCGGAGCAGGCGGCGGCGACGGCGGGACTGTTCGTCGACAAGATCTCGGGCGCCAACCAGGTGATCGAGGCGGTCGGGCTGGATGGGAAGCGCCGCTACGCGCTGCTCAACTCGCCCGAGATCGCGAGCGCGCTCAGTGCCATGCGCGACACGCCAGGCACGCGTGGCAACCCGGCGTTCATGCGCGTCGTCTCGATCCCGCGGCGCATCGCCACGCTCGCCGCGACGGGGTGGAACCCGCGCTTCTTCCTGCTCAAGAACCCGATCATGGACGTCCCCGACGCCATGCTCAAGACGCCCGGGGTGAAGCCGAAGGACGTGGTCAAGGGCTTCGGGGCGTCGATGCGGCAGGCGATGTACATGCACCTGCAGGAGTCGATGCCGGGGCTGGCGAACGCGATCGGTCCTTCGCCCCTGGCGGACGAGGCCTCGCGCTTCGGGCTGTCCAATTCCTCCCTCTTCTCGGCGCCGCTCGACCCGGGGTCGGTCACGCGCCAGCTGTCGCCGGCCAGTGGGATGGATGTCGCGGCGTCCTCGATCGGGCGCGCCGCAGGGGAACCGATCCGGTTCCTCGAGGCGGCGGCGGCCGGCGTGGACATGGGGCCCAAGCTGGCCGTGTACCATGCCATGCGGCGCCAGCTCGCGCAGCAGGGGGTGTCGGTCGTGGACCGGGCCGCCGGCGCCGCGACCAAGGCCGCGCGCGCGACGGTCGACTACCGCCGCTCCTCGAGCATCCCGTTCCTGCAGACCATCTACGCCGTGGTGCCGTTCGCCCGCGCCTCGACGCTGGCCACCAAGCGCTACGCCTCGTTCGCCAAGGAGCACCCGGCGCGCGCGGCCACGGCGGCCTCGGCGGCCGCCCTGCTCGGGCTCTGGGAGTTCGCGCTCAACCGGGACGATCCGAACATGACCGACCGGATGGGGACGGAGCGCATGCAGGGGCCGGAGTTCAAGATCAACGACGGGCAGACGGTGATCCAGATCCCGCTCTCCCCGGAGGTGAACGTCTTCCGTTCGGGCATGTACTGGGCGGCGAACCAGTTGACCAAGGACGACCCGCAGGCGGGCAAGCTGCTCAAGGAATCGGTGCTCCGCGCGCTCCCGCCCGGGATCTCCGACTACCTGGCCTCACGCGACCCGCTGGCGGCCATCCCGATCCCCGGGCTGCAAGGCTTGCTCGAGGCGGATCGCAACAAGACCGTCTTCGGGCAGCGCAGCGTGACGCCGGAACGCATGAAAGACCTGGTCCCCGAGGAGCAGCGCTTCCCAACCACGGCGCCGACCTTCGATGCCATCGCCGGCGGACTCCGGAAGACGGGGATCGGCCCCTCGGTCAATCCGTTGCAGGTGGAGAACGTGGTGCGGGATGTCTCGGGGGGCTTCACCCCGGGGGTGCTGGCGCTCACCGATCCGATCGCCCGGAAGGTGACGGGCATGGATGCCAAGTCCCGGGTGCCGGAGTCGGTGGCCAACTCGACCTTGAACCCGCTCTCCGCCGTCATCAAGCGCACTGTGCCCACGCGGGTGGAGTCCGAGACCGACTTCTACGCGTTCCGGGAGCGCCTGACCAAGGCCAGCACGACCCTCAACACGCTGCTCAAGTCCGCCGAGGAGACGCAGGAGGGGACGGCCGCGCGTACCGCGGCGGTCGATCGCCTGCGGCGCTTCGCGGAGGCGCACGGGCCTGAACTCAATCCCGAGGCGCAGCAACTCGACGCCGACGTGGGGGCGATCGTCAAGGACCTGGCGGCCGCCGAGGAGCAGGTACGGCAGGCGTACCAGAGCGGGCAGATGGACGCCACGCAGGCTCGGGCCAAGCTGGACGAGTTGCGACAGGTCCGCCAGCAGGTCTATCGCAACGCGACGGCGCGCATCAAGGCGCTGCTCGAGCCCCAGTAAGCCACACCCCCGAGCGGGAGTCCCGTCGGGGGTGTGGGGTCAGCACTTGCCGCCTTTCCCGGGGGGCATCTTGCCGCCCTTCCCGCCCTTCTTGCTGCCTTTCATGGGAGCCTCCTGTGGGTGGTCGCGGCGCAACCCGTGCGCCGCGCGTGATAGCTCCCCCGCCAGACGGCTGGGCCCGCAGCGCACCACGCGGAACTCCAGCCCATGGGCTTTCACCACCCCGATTGCCTGCCAGTAGGATCGGTGACGCACGTAGGTCGTATCGATGGCCACCAGCCCCTGGAATCCCTTGGGGATGCGCGGGGTCCCGTTGCCCTCGAGCACTTGGACGATCGGGTCGTACCCGGCCTCGCGCGCGGCCGCCGCGAACTGCTCCTGCGCGACCCGCTTGTGGTTGCCGGTGATGAGGAGAAGGGTGGGCATCAGAAGGTCGGGTTAGGGATCGGGATGGGCACGCACGGGCATCGTGAGGCGGTGGGCCCGTTACCGCCCCCACACACCGGGCAGATCCATCCGCGCAGCGCGGCGTCGCGCTCATACAGTTGGATCTTCCGATCGCGCTCGTACTTCTCCTCAAGGGATTGCCCGAGCGATCCGCCGGTGGTGCTCGGGCATGCGGTCGAGGGCTCATGGTACGTCTTGCAGAGCGGACAGATCGGAGAGAATCCTCCACGGATACTACCCAAAGTCGTCATTGCCATGGATCGATCCTCTGGTCGACGTGTGCGTTGTACGCCTGCTGGTCAAGCTGCTGGCGCTGGTCGTTGGCCATCATCATCATCATCATGTGGTGCCACATCCGCTGGCGGTTGAGGTCCATGTCGTTGGCGATCCCCATGTCACCGAGCCCTGCCGCCGTCGGGTCGTTCCTGAAGTCCTGCCGCAGGCCAGGTCGCTGCGTGGTGGTGTAGGCCGAGCGCCCGGTATGCGCGAGGCTCGCGTAACTCCCAAGCGCCGCGCCAGTGGGCCCCCCGAGCGCGCCGCCCACGTAGGGTGCGGCCGACTTGGCGCCCCGGAGGAGCCGCTCCGGCCAGTCCTCCGGCCGGTGATCCCACAACCAGCCAAGCAGCGCGGAGAGGAGTATCCCGCCGACGTAGACGTTCATCCTTCCCCCTTGCGCGGTGTGACGATGAGGCAGCGCTGATCCAGCGCCGTAAACGCGACCCCATCACATACCTCCCCCACAATCCCGCACAGTTGCGCGGGCGTGGCGGTGGCGAGGGCGCGGAGGGCGGCGGCGTGCGCCTGCGGCTCTGTGATGAGCCAATCGCGTCGCCCCTCCCATATCGCATTCGCTGCGGCCGACTCCAGCGCGTACGCCTCAGCATCCAGCATCAGCGC